TCGCCCATATTATAAGTGTGAGTAGAATTTTCACCAGTTAAAACATCAACATCTACTTTTTTAATTTTTTTATTGTAATTTTTAGTATTATATAATATTAACCAACGTTTAACTATAGTTCCAAAATAGGAATATGCTTTTGCCCCTCTAGTTGGGTCAAATAAATGTATCTTAGATAATAAAAATGTAATTATCTCATGTTGAAGATGTTCTAAATTTTCTACTTCTGTATGGTAAAATTTAAATGTATGAATTATATTTTGGGTGAGTTTAAAGAAAGGGTAATGTATATGTGTCTCGTATATCCTACTTCTTAATTCTTCATTTTCTATAGAATCTAATTGATTATATTTAACAATATAGTCCTCTGTCTCTTGAGTAAAATAATTTTTACTCTTTTTCCTTCTTTTTTTTGGGGCCATTAGGAGTTGGATTTAAATCTTAATAAGTTATTTTGTAACTGTTTTATTTCATTAAAAAACCAACCTATCTCATCATCCCCTTTAAATGTACCTTTTTCGTCAATTTCACTTAATCGTTTTTGAGAAATTTCTAATTGGGATTGGAATTGATCTATAAATTGGGATTGAGAAATTATAATATCCTCTGCTTTTTCATTTTTTCTTAAAAGGTTAAAAGTCGTGTACCCTAAGATAACGACTAAAACCCCTAAAACCCCAATTATTATTTCTAATATCATAAACTATCTAACATGCTTTTTAATCCGGGACTTGCCATAGTGTTAAGTGCTTTGGATTTAGCAGTTGTCTTGGACTTCAATGTATAATTTTTCTTTTGGGGCTCCACGCTATCTTTAGAAAATTTAGGTAACCACTCAATCTCAAATTCAATACGTGCTGCCATCATATCTGCTTGATGTAAGATGAATGGTAAAGATGTGCGAGGTTTGGTTTCTGGCATAAATGATTTTAAGTATTTTTCATTTGCTGGGTCATACAAACCATCATGTGTCTGGATAGATAACATTTCATTAAATGTATATTGTACCCCATGTGACTGAAGTAAAAATAACCCACGATCTGGAACAGAAGCAAATGCAATTTTCTTATTGTGCATATATTCTTCACCTAATTTATCACGTCTCCATTGATCAGTCTGGGGGATGTAAGATTCATGTTCTTCATCTCCCATTTTACCTAAATCATGGTTAATCGCCGAAAATACCAATTCTTCCTGGGTAAATGTAGTCATATCACAACCAAATCCTTCCCATACAGCGGACATGGACAAAGCTGCTTTTACTACTCTATTAACGTGATCTACATACCCACCTGGGAATGCTGAATGGTATTCTTTCTTATGTGATGCCGGCATTAGAATAATACGGTCTTCATATTTTTTATAGAAATCAAGTAATTTCTGTTTACGATCACCAGTAATATATGTTTCGATGTTGGTATTAAATTCTATCCAATTTGCTTGAATTTGTTCTGCTGTTAATTTCATAACCTTAATTTATTTTAATATTGATTTAATTCTGATGGGGACATGGGTTGTGATTCTACCATATCTCTAATGTCATTTACTAATCCTTGGGCTTTAATAATATTTGCCCTGTAAGATTCAATTGGCTGTTGTGTATTGACAATTCTCTGGAGGTTGATTAGAGTTGATTCTAAATTGTCTAATTTTTTGTTTACTAAATTTCTATTTCTCATGACTTATTTATATTTAAAACAGGATGTCCCTTAAAACCCCTATTATTACCTTTATTTCCAATCCTTTTTATTCCTTATTTCCCAAAATCTGTAATACCAAGGTACATGGATAGTTTTGTATATCCTAATTATTTTTAAAGCCTTTTAACTATTTGTTGGATGTTCAATAAATGTGCACATCTTTCGTATTGTTCACATGCTTCAAAATACATAATGGAACTTTGTAGAGCTTTATTAAATATCTTTGGGTTGAAATTTAAAATAGCATCAATATGTTCTGGGTTTTCAATATCTATATTTTTTATATAATGCCAAGACCTATTAAATATAGTAAAATCAGCTGCCTCTCTTGTAGATTCAGAATTATATGAAGGTTCTTCTTTTTTTAAAAACTTTTGTAATTTTTGATGAAATACAAAATGGTTTAGGATTAATTTAGTAAACATCCCAATCTTAGCAAGTGGAGATTTTATAAAATCATCTAAAGATTTTCTAGTAGTTATAACTTCCTCTTGTGAGGTGTTATCCTCAAATAAGTTAAATATACTATCTTTATCTATTCTATCTTTTCTCATCAGTTATACATATGTACCTCGGGCCGGAATCGAACCGGCACGACCTTTCAGGTCACAGGATTTTAAGTCCGGCGTGTCTACCAATTTCACCACCGAGGCATTTTTAGTATTAATTACATTTACCCTTAATTTCATTATACAGTTCATCTGCATAACCAGCCGGGTTTTCGATATGTTGTGCAGTAGATTCCATTTTACCTATTAAACAATTTTTAAAATGTTTACCACTTTTACCTTTTAGTAAAGTTTCTATTGCACACGCCTTCATCCAAGTTCTTGGGTCATTCCCTTGAACTGAAGTTCTTACATTATTAATTGCTTCAATACACACTATTGGGTTTGCCATAATTTATTCTAATTCTTTAAGTTCTTTTTCAATATCCTTTTGAATTTTTAAAAGGGTTTGATATTCTTTAATAACATCTTTTTTATTTGGATTTTCTGGATGGTAATTCCATAGTTCTTCCATTACGGTTGATGTTGCTAATAAATCATTGATTAATTCTGCTTTTTGTAGATCTAATTTTTCTTGGTCTGTCATATTATTTAAATTTACTTCCTATTAAGTTAATTGTTTCTTTTGCCTCTTCCAAGCTAATTTGAAAAAATTCTTTACTGCTATTAACACGTTGCGCTTTTAATTTATGGTGTACTTCTCTTTCTACCATTTCACCATTAAAACATTGGTATGCCCATTCTACTTTATAGGGTAGGGCAACACCTGTTGCTGAAGATATTTGTTTAGCTCTTTCTTCTGGGAGTTTTTTAGTATAACCTATTTTTAATAACCCGGGTTGGGTGGGGTTAGATAAAACATATACCCATTGATCCCCATCACCTTTATCCGCATATAACCCATATTTTTTATCGGTATAATACGTTACATTTTCCCAACCATCCCCTTTTTCGCTGGGTGTTAGGGTAAAATATCTAGCATGTTCTAAATCCGTGTTTCCATAGTTTTCTTTTAGTGGGATAAACTGTTTAGCTTCTTGAACTGTAATTTTATCTAGACTCATTCGAATATAATTTTAAATTCTTTTTCTATTTCAATATCATTATTAAAGGCCGTTTTAATAAAAACTTTAGCTGTATCACCTACCATCTGATTATCAAAAAATATTTGTTGTTGAGGTTCATAGGTATATTTACTATAAGTCCCTAAACTCTGGATATCAGAATTAGGGTTATATGAATAACCTGCTATATTAAGTGGTGGGTGGTTATTAGCCATATCTTCAATAGTATACGTTAGATTACCAATGGGTATAGGATTTACAAATCCACCTCCAGTAAAGTAACCTAATACACTATATAATGGAACAGTAAATGTAATACCGTCAATCCATACCCAATAATCAGAATCAAATAAGGTTTCAACTAATGGTACCCCATTAACAATATAATCAGGGTGCAATTCATCTAATTGACCTTTAATTGTAAAGTAATTATAACCTTGATGTTCAATATGAAAATAACCATTAACATCCTGATATACACCGGGTGATACTAAGGGATCAATTTCAAAAAATGATTCACAATCACCACTTAAACAAGGGTAAGGTGAAATAAGCTCCTCTGGGCTACATGCCCAGAAGAAACTTATTAAGGTTATGTAAACTAACTTTTTCATTATGCTACAAACTCTAATGCTTTACTAAACATCTTCTTATTCAAATCTTGATCTTGCTTGAAATTTTTGATAATTCGAGCTTGACGTGGTTTTCCTTTAACTGTAAGGTATTCAAAATTACCTTCCATAATGTTCTCTTGAACACGATTAAATACTTCCCATAATCCATTCCCCATATCTTCTGAACGTTGAGGATCTAAAACTTCCTGAATTGCATCCTTAGCATAGGTATTATTTGTACCTTCAACTCTCATATCAAGGAATGATTTTGCTAAATTGAACATTTGCTCTTCATTAAGCTCTGTTTCTTTCATTTTATTCATTGATTCAACAGTTAAATCAAGATTACCAATAATCTCTTTAATTGTATCCTGAAGTGTTTCAAAATCATAACCCATATGCTTAACCTTAAAATCTTCAAACTTAGTATCGGCAACAACTAAACCATTTTCACAGATCATTCTAAACAAACCTGCAGTAAAGGTAAATGAATTTTTACCATCATGAGAATTAGTAAGTAATACTTGTGGGTAAACAGTATCACCATCATCTCCATTAATAACAACATCAGGATTTCTAAATACAACTAAATGCTTTTGAAAACCAACATTTTCACGGGCTTTAACCTCTTTAGCATCAACAACTTTCCAACCTAGTAACTCCATATCTGTAATAACTCGATCAGTAGGAATGTGTGTATACTTATCTGAAGTACTTTCTGCACCTTTTGTAGTAAAAATACTAGGAGCGATTTCTTTTAACTCTTCTAAACTTTTGAAATTTGAACTTGTGTAATCTAACATAACTTTTATTTTAATTTAATTAATTTTAATAGCTCGAAACATTCGAACACGTGAATATACGAAGGGCTGCCTGGGAAGCCAAGCTTCCCATGCATTACTTTTAAAGCTTTTCTAATAAACTTGGTGAAACTCTAACTTGACCTCCAATACGACCTTTAGGAAGATTAATTTCTGTAACCCTAATATTTTTAGTCATAATTTTTTCAACTCTAAATTGCTTACCAATAGCACTTTTATGGTTGATTTTAACTATATCACCTACTTGGAAGGCTTCTTTTGTTAATTTAGGGGTAACTTTACCTTTACGAGCGGTAACTTTAAATCTTAATTCACTATCTGAATAACGGATAGCACCTGTACTAATATTAACACCATACTTTTTTTGCAATTCTGTAACTGCATTTTGAAAATCTACTCTGAAATTTTTGACTTCTTGAACTGTCATAACCTTTATTTAATTAGTGTTGCAACTTCATTATTACAACATGGTAAATATACGAACGATATATCAGGTATCCAAACCTCCGGCGCATTACTTTTAAAAACGACTCTTTCTCTCTTACATATCCACATCTATACATCCGTATATACTACACTATTTACATATTTCTTATAAAATTATGTGGTTCCCATGATTGGGGTTCGTATATTGGTGCAAATAAAAGGGTGGAGCAGTAGGTAGCTCACCTTGACTAAACCGAGCGCATAATAAATACGATCGTGAAAAGCAAACGGGTCAAGGAGGTCGTGGGTTCGAGTCCCACCCCTTATGCTAAATTAATGTTATATGGAATTATTATATTTTATAAGTGGGATACTATCGGTAGGAGTACTATATGGTGTTAGGTTATTACGTTCGGTAAAATCTTCACATACGGAATTACTGAACTCGTTCAATAAATCATCATATATCTCCTCTACCCGAAGAGCAGAATTGAGAGAAGAGATAGAGGATATAAAAACAATGATGATGGATATTCAGTCGAATATGGAGAAGGATCAGTATGAGAGTCTGAGTAGTATTAATAAGCGTATAAAAGAATTAGATGCAGTGGCGTATGAAAATTTAAATAAAATTCAACAATCGAATAAGGTGTTTAATAAAAATATTACGGATGCATTTAATGAAATAAGTGGTTTAAAACAAAATATTAAAGCATTAGCACAAGATCCAAATATGTTAACTAGATATTAGTATGGTAGTAAATGATGTATTTATTGATGAAAAGTTGGCAAAACCTATTGTTCAATGGGTATTAGCTAGATATAATGACCAAAATATTTTTGATAATATTCCTGACCACCCAACAGGATATGTTGTATGTTTAGAATATATTGAGCAAAAAAAAGATTTTTTAAAGGCAAATACTTTCCCCTATGATAATTATTTAGCTATTCGCAAGCAAATAGTTGATGGTTTTGGGTATGCTGATAATTTACCTATTGAAGAAAATATGGGGTTTATTATAGTATATTCTGAAAAGGGACATAGGGTACACCCACATAGAGATACTAATTTTGATTCGGAAGGTCCCGGATGGATGGAAAATATGCATATAGACAATGAATTTATTGGGGATGTTATACATACTAGATTTAATGTGTTGGTTTCTAAACCTATTAAAGGTGGGAATCCTATTATTGATGGAGTTGAATATAGTGTTAGAGAAAATGAAGCATGGGTTTGTCATTCGGGAATTAAAGAACATTGTACTAATGAAATTGAAGGAGATAAACCTAGAATATTATTAAGTTTTGGGCATTGGGTACCAAAACAAGAACTTATCGATAAAGGAATATATAAATCCGAATAATTATAAAAGAATTATGAAAAAGTTATTAATTTTAAGTGTTTTGTTTGTTTTAGGGTGTGAAAATGAACCTCTTAATGTATTTGAAGTTGGGGAAGAAATAAATTTAGTTATTGATATAGAAAACCCACTAAATCAAGACCTAATAGCATGGTATGCTTTTGATAATAATACTAATGATTCATCAATAAATGAACTTCATGGGACTTTATATGAGGGAGATTATGGGGAATGCAGATTAAATCAACAATATTCATCTTTACAATTAGATATAGATGATAACCCATTATGGGGTGAAGATAACGACAGAGTTGAGGTTATGTACGATCCTATTATGGATGTGTCTAATATTACTATATCATCCTGGATTAATATTCAAGATAAACCTACCCCATATGATGGTAGAAAATATAGTATTGCAAGTAGATGGTTTACTAATTACACTCCTGAGGAAGAAGAAAAGGGTTGTTTTTCATTTTATGTAGATGATGACAAATATCTAGCTTTTACTAGTAGAAGTCAAAATATAATCTCTAATCAATATTCTTTAGAAAATAATGAATGGACTCATGTAGCTGTTACAATAAATGATGAAAAAATTAGATTTTATATAAATGGTGGGTTTGTATATGAAGAAATTTTAAGTGAAGATTTTAAATTACCTGTTAACTCTATTAATCTTTTATTAGGAGAAAGACAAATGTATAATGGGTATTGGTATCATTTTGAAGGTAAATTAGATGATGTTGGGATATGGGGCAGAGCTTTATCTCCCTGTGAGATATTAGATGTGTATAATAAATAATTATATTTTCCTCGACACCAAAAGGTTTTTGAAAAAAGAAGGTTGCCATTTTTGTGTTTTTTAAAATTTGGTGTTAAATGGAAAAAAGGGGTCCCAATGGGGCCCCTTATATATTTTGATATATATTTGTATATACTCCCCGAGGGTAGAAGATCGTAGGAGCTTTATATGATACCCTACACCCTTTTCTTCACATATACACGCCATATGGATATTAACGCGCGTGGTATTACATACATACTATTTACGTACGGCGGCGGCATGCCCACCGCGGTATAGGGGTACGGGGCACCCCCCACGGGGGTACCCTCGCATATTAAATTATTTGTGATATTATTCGGCTGGAAGTAACGCTACAGCGTCTTTGCCCCAATGTTTAATGGCGATATCTCTATAGTGTATGCCTTCAGTTAAATCATCACCGCGCCATATGTTTTCATATCCAATGTTGATATCAACTGTTAACACATATTTGGGGATTGGCTCACTGCCTTTAATTATATTGCTCATAACCTTTATTTAAATTCAACTTGTTTATGTGTTTTTATACACGTGATTAAATCATCTACAATACAAGGATCGACGATGGCGCCTTTATCTTGTAATTGGTATATTACTTTTTCTAATACTGAATGTGAATGCATTGTTGCTTGTGTCATAACCTTAATTTTACCCTGTAAATATACGAACCATATCCCACGTATCCAAATTTATTCGTGAACAGCGTGTTCATGCCTTATCAAAAATACATTTGGCTTTGTCACATGCCCATTTTTAATATACCCAGGTTGAACATAATTCAATAATATAAAGATGTTCACGTGTGGCAATTGTGGAAAATGCAATTCGACGTATATATTTTAAGGTTTATCGAAAAGGCTTGGCTTGCAATGTAAATGGGT